GCGTCGAACTGCGGCTGTGTGATAGGCACGACGACATCGGTGCGTACCGCGGCCTGCGCCCACTCGGTGTCGGCGAGGAACCGCTGATCGGCCTCGGCCTGGCTGATGCGCATGCCCTCGCGCACATCGCGCGTGGATCCGTAGCCGATCGTCCAGACGCCGCCGCTGTCGCGGTACGCGGTGAGCGACAGGCCCTCGTACTGCTTGAGCGCCTCGACTCCGGCCGGCGAGAGCTTCATTTCGGGACGATCCAGCCGCGGCCGATGGCGTAGGTGATGCCGGCTACGGCCAGCATGCCGATCCAGGTCAGCACGCGGACAACGACCGTGCGGCCGACCTGTCGGTAGAACTCGTTGCCCAGCTCTTCGACCGCGATGCGGGCGGCGCGCTTGGCGATCAGCAGCTCGCGCTCGGTCAGTTCGTCATCCATCTCAGATCCCCAGCATCTGTCCGCCGCCGGTCAGCGCAATGCCGCCGCCCGACCCAGACCCCGTATCAAGAAACGCCAGCGCCAGCGCAACCTTCTTGCTCGTGCTGTCGCCTTTTGCGTCCGGCGTCAGGGCGCCCGTGACGTTCTTGTAATGCAGCGCGAGATAGTTCTCCTGCTGCGCGATCGACATCGCCGATGCGCCGGCCGACCAGGTCTCGATGTCCACCGACGCGGTAACGAGCATGATCGAGCCGTCGTCGCCCGGATTGATCGACGATGCCGCGATGTCGTCATCGCTGGACGACTCCCCGCTCGTGTACGTCACATACGGCACGCCGTCGGTCTTCATCCCCGAAAAGCGCGCCACGATGATCGAGATGTGACCGCGGTCCACTCCGGTGGACAGCCCCACTGCGCGCTCGGAGAGTGCCGACCCGGTGGTGTTCTGCAGCCATCCGGCGGTGACGTACAGTTCCTCGGTCGAGTGCTTGATCGTCGCAACGTGCGTAAACGCCACGTCGTCGCCGAGGAAGCCCAACGGCGATGCGGCGCCGTCGTGCCATGTTCCGACCACGAGCGCGACTTCGCCGACGGCCAGCGTACCTCCGCCCCAGTAGTCCCAGCTGGCAAACTGCTGCGACGAATCCGATGCCGTGCGCGTGTTCTTGCCCGGCGTCCCTTGCAGCGTGCTCATGCGTAGGCCACCGTGTCCATGATGACGTCCTCATTGATCGTCGGCAAACCGCTGACGCTGGCGACCGTGGTGACCAGCAGCCCGTCAGTGATGCACGACAGCGTGCCGCTGTAGTCGACGTAGATCGTGACCTTCGGGTTGAACGTGCCGTCACTCCCCGGCCAGCCGATCGGCCCCGAGTAGTCGACGAACTTTGTCTTCGTGCCGCTGCGGCCATCGCGGATCCACATCTGCAGCCGCCCCGTGCCGGCTTTGTTGCTGACGGTGACACGCACGGCGACGTAGTATCGATGACCAGCAGACAACGCAGGCGTCTGCCCCACGCCGCCGACGTTCGTCTGGCCCCCGCGATTGGGCACGCTGTCCGGGGCGTATGTGACGCTGCATTCGAGCTTGTCGGTGCCGGTCAGGTAGTACGTGTCGAACGGTTGTTGATTCCCGGGAGAACCGTTGGCGTAGTGCAGGTTCAGCATGTCGAGGAACCCGATCCCCGTGGCCGCGATGATGTCGCCCGCGAGCTCGTACGACGTGCCAATCCACACATCCTCGCCATAGGCCACGTCGTGACCGAAGCTGCTGATCGTGGATCGATGCAGGCCGGAACTCGCGCCATCGCCCGTCCAGTACACCTGCGAGACCGTACGCATCTCGAAGCACCCGCCGCCGACCTCCTGCGTCGATCCGGAGAAGATCGTGCCAGCCGCAGGTTCCGCCTCCCATCGCCTCAGCAGCGTGGTGCCGTTCCACGTGACGCGGTCGGCGGTGCGCTGGACCGTGTACCCGTTCTGCGTCTGTCCGGCCGTGCTGGCGGTGTTGCTGGCGGTGTACTGCTCGTCGATCTGCACGCGAAAGTCGTGGATCGTATTGGCGATGCTGGCGTCCCACGCCTTGTCGGCGCGCACCCACCGCTTGATGCGCGGATCCGTGAGACTGAGTGTGACCGGTGCGCCGCCGCTCACTGTGTCGATCGCCGCGTTGATCGTGAACACCAGCGCCGACGGATCGACGCTCAGCGTCCCGTCGAGATCCTGGCCAATGATCACCTGCTTGCCGCTGCCGGTCGGCCCGGCGGTTGCCAGTAGCCGCACGTTGCGGTCCCCGTGCTTGTGCATGCGGAACAGCCACGTCCCGGTGTCGACGTCGGACGCCGTGTTGGTGTTGACGGTGTTCGGCGCGCCCGAAAACGTCAGCGACGTGCCGGCGGTGAAAGCGCTCGTGTACTGCGCATCGAACTTGATCGCGCCGTCCTGTTCGAACGCGATGTGCCAGTTGCCGCCCAGGATGTCGGACCACTGTTGCCAGGCCGCGAGGCGCTTGTTCGGCGCCGCGACACCCGCGATGGCTGCCTGAATCTGCGAGAGCGACCCGGCGTCCCAGGAGGGCGTAGGTGGCGTTGGGGCAGGCGTCTGGCCGCCGGTATCGCCGCCGCCGGCGTAGCCTTCGCCGCCGTCGACCGCGGCCACGTAGGCGCGCAGGGCTTCGATGATCGCCTTGAGGCTCGGCAATACCTCGAACAGCGTAGGATTGGCGGCCAAGTGCTGATCGCAGACCGTGATCAACTGCTGGCCGGTGACAGTCGGCATGCGTGCTCCAATGAAAAACCCGCCAGCGGCGGGTTGTGGTAGGTTGGCGAGATGGACGACCGTCAGTTCTGGCACATCGTCATCACCTCGGCCCTGGTCGGGATGATCCCGGGTATCAAGGCGCTATTGGCGCGGAAGAAGCAGGCTGGACAGTTGCCCGCTCAGCGCCCCGACGCCCGGCGAAAGAAGCCCGGCCAACTCGCCCGCCTCACGAAGCGCGGCCGGCCGCTGGGTGAGTAGCGACGCGGCGATACGCTGGCCCGGCGCGGTGTAGGGCAGCATCGCGGCGCCGCCGAGCAGGGCAGCGGATGGCTCTATCGCACCGGCGCCACCCAATGCAAGCAGAGTCCGATACGGGGTACCGGAGTCAGGTACCTTCTGCGACATCACCGACTTCGCGGCGTCCGACAGATCCTGCAGCAGCGCGTCACCGCGAGCGAACCGCCCTTTGCGAGCGCTGGTGTCCATGCCGCGTACGGCGCTCGCCAGTTGCGCCCCAGTGAACACGCCGGTATCCGCGCCGGTAGCTGCTGCCGCGCGCTGCAACCGCACGAAATTCGCGTAGCCCTCATTGATCTTGGCGAGCTGCGCGCTCAACTGCGGGTCCGCCGCATTGCTGCGTTCGACCATGCCGCGCATCGCGGTTCGTACGCCGTCGAGGGCTTCGGCCAGCATCCGATTGTCGCCATCGGTATTGTCGGAAAACTTGCGAGCGAAGGCGGCCAATTGCGAGTCGACGTGCTTCATCGTCACGCCCGGAGCGGCGGAGGCTTTGCCGAACTTGTCGAATTGGCTTTGCACCATCTTCGCAAACTGCCCCTGCTTCGCCTCAGGTAGCAGATCGACGGCATCTCGAATCGTCTGAATCTCCTGCCAAAACTGCCCATCAGGCGCGATCTTCAGCTTCGGCAACAGGTCATCGTAGGCGGCCGACAACCGCTGTTGCACCTGATCGATACCTTCGCGGCCCGGCTTGATGCCGGTGGCGTTCTGACCGATCGGGTTCAGCGCGCGGTTGTAAGCAGCGGTGTTCAGCGAATTGATCGATCGACGCTCAGCGCCGCGCACGACATCACCGGCGACGGGGATACTGCCCAGCCCTTGCTCGGCCCGCTGATACTTGCCGCCGAGGATCTGCCCCGGCGTCAGTTCGACCCCTTCGTCAAGCAACGTGCGCACCTGCGGCGCGGTGCGTGGCGCCAGCACGCGACTGATGCCCTCGGTGATCGTGCCGCCAGCCGCGCCGGCCAGCCCGCCGATCCCGGCCTGCTTCGCTTTTTCGGCCAGGAAATTGTCGCCCTCGTAGACGGGCTGCGCGGCGCCTGTGAGCGCTCCGAGGCCGCCGGCCTGTGCAACCCTGCCCATGCCTGTTGCGGCGGCGCCTGGGGCGATTGGTAGCGTCGCAGCGACGTTGCCGATGACTTCACCTACCGGCGCGAAGATCCGGCCCTTCGTCGCGGCATCGTACTGCGCCTTCTGGTCGCGGATGACCTGGTCGGCGCGGTCGCCCTGGCCGACGGCGTGATACCCCGCCTGCAGCCCGGCGTCGGTCACGTTCTTGAAGCCGCGGTACATGCCGAGGCCGAGGTCAGCCAGCGTGCGCGTCGTGTTGCCGATCGGATCCTTGATGTACTCCTTGAACCCATCGACGATTCCGCCGCTGCCAGACGATTGCCGAACGCGCGACAGCTCGCGAGCGAGTACCGTCGCCCCTTCGGTGTCGCCGGCGGCGTCTGCGGCCCGCAGCGCCCGCTCAAGTTGCGCAATGTCAGCCACCGCCGTACTTCCTCAGAAGATCATCGACCGTCGGTGCTGCTGGCGCACCGACCTTGCCGTTGACGGTTGTCGAGTTGCCGCGCGAGATGATCGGCGCATTACCCATGCCGGCGTACCGCCGCTGGATTTCCTCAATCGTCTGCAGGGCGGCCAGCCTCGTTTCGGCCGGCAGCGTCGCGTCACCGACCTGGCCGGCCATCTGACGATACAGCAGCACATCCTTGTCGGATTGCGGGCCGCTCATCTTCGGCATCTTCGCGATCAGCGCGCCCTCAATGGCCTTGAGCTGCGCAGCAGCTTGCGCGCCCTGGGTCGACTTGCCGAAGACCCGTGCCACCTGATCCACTCCGGCCCCGGCGTAGCTGTTGGTCGAACTCGGGATGAGCTGTCGCGCCTGGTCGATCAGCGCCAGCGCGTCGGTCGCTTCAGTCACGCGCTGCTGGCTGCTGGCCTGTCCTTTCGGGCCGATCGGCTGGTTGCCCATCGTGACCGGCCGAGCCTCGCCGGTCAGCGGATTCGTGACGATTCCGCGCTCGGCGTCGTACTGCCACTTCCCTTGGTTCAGCTCCTGCTGGCGCAGACCGAGCCCCGCCTGCGCCACGCCCAGGTTGCCAGCGGCGATGCGGTTGTTCGCCCAGCCGAGCTGGTTGCTCGCCACCGCATCCGGCGTCATGGTCTTCGGCAGCGCCGTGCCCGTGAGGCCGCCGGTGTACGGGTCGTACGGCTGCTTCGTGCCACCCATGTCCTCCAGCCGGCGTTCGTACGGCTTCGGCATCGGCGCTCCGACCGGCTGGCCGAACTCGTCGATCTGCTGCTGCATCGGGCGTCCGTCCGGGCCCTGCACGTCGATCACCCGGCCGACCTTCTGCCGGCCCCAGTTGTTGGACTCGCTGATCTTCCGCAGCTCATCGAGCTTGCCTGTGCGCGCGGCGAGCGCCAGAAGCTCCGGCGGGAATGCTCCGGGCTGTCGTTGGAAGTTCTGCAGGTTCGAGCCGGGACCGAGCATCTTGAACCCATCGGGAATCTCGGCGCCCGGGTTCATCGCCTTCGCGGTCCACCCCTCGAACTTCGCCGCATCCTCGGCGTCCCGCTGTGCCTTGGCAGCGAGCGCGCGGCGCTGCTCTGCTTGGGCGCGGTTCTCTTCCATCTGCGATTGGAAGAGCATCTGCCGCATCTGGTTCTGCTGCGCCTGCTGTTCAGCCTGCATGCCACCCAGCAGCCCGCGCGACAGGCCCTGGCCCAGCGTCTGCGAGCCCAGCAGGCCCGCAGCCATCGCCAGGATCGGGTCGTTCCAGTTCGCGTTGTCGAGCAATCCCATGTCGATCCTCCCTTACAGCCAGCTCGCCAGCTTCCCGCCCGCGAGCGCCCCCCCGAGGATGTTGCTCCACAGGCTCTGCGACTGCTGCTGCGTCTGCGTCGTGCCGTTCTGCATGCCCGCCGCGTTACCGAGCAGCCCGAGCTGCTGCGACGGATAGTTGACGGACCGCATGAACTCTTCGTACGCCGCGTCGTTGGCCATCTGGTTCGTGAGCTGCTGCTGGTTGCCGTAGCCCAGCAGGCTCTGCCCGATCTGGTTCGGCAGTAGCGCGGCCGACTGCGCCTGCTGCGCACCCTGCAGGTAGCGATTCGCGTTGGCGTTGCCCATCGCATCGGTCCGGCCGGCCGCCTGCTCTCCGAGCCCGCCCAGCAGCGACCCCGCCGACAGCGCCCGGCCCGCGACCGCGTTGTTCAGCGTGTCCTGCCGGTTCGCGCCGGACTCCGCGAGCTGCGCGCCGAGGTTGTACCCCTGGTAGCTCAGGTTGTTCGCGTTGTCGGACATCTGCCGGGCGAGGTTCGCGCGTTCCTGCGCCTCGTACTGCGCGAGCGCGCTGCTGCCGTAGCTGCCAGCCTGAGCGAACTTCGGCGCCGTGATGGTGTTGTAGCTGTCGACCAGGCCGCGGTTGGCCGCCGCGATGGTGCCCTGCAGGTACGGGTTGTCCTGCTGCGCATAGGCGTTCGCCGTGGCCGTCATCGGCTGCGTGGCCTGGCCGAGATAGTCCTGCGTCTGCCCGAGCAGGCCGTTCTGCGCCGAGCTGACCGGCGTTGTGCCGCTGCCCAGCAGCGATTGGATCTGCCCCATCGTCTGCGGCAGGTTGTTCACCGACTGCTGGAACACGCCGCCGGCGGCCTGCTGCTCGGGCGTCATGCCTGCGACGCGCTCGCCGGTGTAGGCCGTGAACGGCTGCTGGTAGGTCTGCTGCGCCTGCTGCTGATAGTAGGCGCGTAGCGCGGCCGTCGCCGGATCAGCGCTCGTTTCGGTCGTGGCCGTCGGCTTGTCGCCACTCGCCAGCGCGCCGAGCGCCGCGCCCGCCAGCGCACCGCCGGTCTTGGAGCCGAGCAGATCCGTTGCCCCGCTCAGCACCTTGCTGCCGAGCGTCGTCCCTGCGGCGGCCCCGCCTGCCACTCCCGCGCCGGCACCGGCCGCACCGGCGCCGTACGACGCCCCATAGGCCCCCGTGCCCATGCCGCCCATCTCGAGCGCCTCGAGCGCACCGCCGGGTGCCATGCCCATCGATCCGGGACCGCCCGCAGCGAACGAACCCTGCCCCATCCCGCCGGCCTCCCATGCCTCCAGTCCGCCCAGACCGCTGCCCGCCGCGCCAGCACCCGCGCCACCAGCACCCAGCGACATCGCGCTCATACCATCGGCGCCCACGCCGAGCGCACCCGCGGCCGGAGCGCCGCCGGCGCCGAACAGACCCATCGCCCCGCCGGTAATGAGCCCGCCCGCGATGAGCGGGGCGTACCGGTCGAAGAAGGTTCCCCCGATCTGATGATTGCCGCCGAAATCCTGAAACGATCCATCACCCAGCGTGTAGGTGCCGTCGTCATTGGCCGTCAGACCGTAGTTCTGCGCGCCATACGCGCCGCTCGGGCCGTAGTCGCCCGCAATCAGCTGCAGGTTCTGCGCCTGCACGTCCGCCGCGGTCAACGCCTTCTGCGGATTGCCCGCCGCATCCAGTGACCAGCCTTCGCGCAGCGTCGGCGCGCCATTCGGATCGGGCTGCTGGTACGCCTGCGCAAGCCATTCCTCCTGACTGCGCGGCCCACCGCCGACCACATCCCCGACGGTTCGGCCCATGAAGTCGCCGCCGCTCAGCAATCCGCCCTGGCTGAGCGCCCGCAGTTGCTCCAGCGTCAGCCGCTGGCCCGTCAGGCTCTGCAGGTATTCCTCGATCGTCATCTCAGTTCCCCGTCAGGTTGCGCATCTCGACGAATGCGAGCGGGCTCGTGCCAACACAGCACCAGCCGTACAGGACGTACTTCGCCCCCGGTGTGCCGAGCTCCGTCGGATTGCTCTTGCGCACGACGTCACCGATGGCATAGCTGCCGCTGGTCGGCATCGTCGGCAGTGCCGCCGAACCGCCGGCCTGGCCAGCGGACAGCGCGTTGATCGCGCGGATTATTTCGCGCAGCAATTCGGTCAGCCGCCGGCGCAGATCAATATCCCAGCGCGATGTCATGCCCGTCGGCAGCAGCGGGTCTTCCTTGATCACTTCCGGTCTCCTGCGGATTTCACGGGCAGCCACAGGTGCGTGACCTCGGCATGCCCGCTGAAGGTGTAGACGTGGCGGTGCCACTGCGCCGACGGCGCCGCCTGCCGTAACTCGAACTTGCCCTCCGCCGTGCGCGTCACGACCGATCCAGCCGTCAGCGTCTCGCCAAGACTCTTGCGAGTGTAGGGCCGGCAGGTGGTCGTGGGCGGGGGGGTCGTGAACCGCAGACGGCTGTCGGTGATCTCGACGGCCGCCGAGTCATCGCCGAAGTCCCAGGTGGTGCAGGCCGGGCTCGTGCCTGTCTCGAACCCCCCAGCAAGGGAAAACAGTTGATGCCCGGCGATCTTGCACGCCAGCACTGTGGGCTGATGGCCCGGAACCAATCCCGCCGACGCCTCGACGTACGTGCGGAACACACCCTCGATGCCGCGCCCCCATCGCCCGCTGGCGACGTGATAGACCAGCACGAACTGGCCGCCCAGTCCGTCCGAGAAGGCGACCCAGACACAGCCCCTGCGCCGGTCGTACCGCACGTGCGTGGTGTCGACGCTGGCGAACGGGCTGTAGCGCTCGCAGAACCACTGTCGGCACGCGCCGTCCATCAGCCCGGTGAGCGTCCCGCCATCGAACAAATACAGGTTGTCGCTCGACAGAAAAACGATCGCTCGATCGGTTTTCGTCACGGCCGCCATGTTCAAGCAACCAACCCGGTGCGGCAGCTTGGTCCATTGCCAAATACCACCGCCCGCGCCGACAAAATCCCCGCGGTACATGTCCGTGCGCGTCCACGCGTAGATCGAGTCGCCGAACTCGATCGCCGCAGTCCAGGCACTCACTCCCGGCACCCGGCCGAAGCCGCACAGCGTGGATACTGACGGCGACCAATCGGTGTGGCTGTCGCGCGCTGCGCAGTACCAGCCGTCCGGCACGTAGTTGCTCGTCGAGCCCGGATCGGTGTGCCCGAGCAGCATCACGAACCGATTGGCGGTCACAACCAGGTTTGCCGTCGGCGCGCCGGACACATCAGCAAAGCTCGCGCTATAGAGCGTTTGCGCCTGAAGCAGATTCGCTCCCGCGCCGGTGACTGCCAGCACCACGCTGGGCCCGAACTGGGCCATTGACATCTGCGCGCCACTGTAACCACCTGACCGCCCGACATCGTCCCATCCGGTTGTCCCGTACAGCCGGAAAAGCTCATTGCCACTGCCCGGCACGTACGCATAGAGCACTCCCTCGCCGGACGGCTCGAAGTACGCAACGGACGCTGCATTGCTGGGCAGGGATGTGGTTACCGTCAGCCCGGCGACCGGGTTCGGCGCCGTCACCATGCCACGATCCGTCGGGATCAGCCCCTCGCACTCCACGAGCACGCCCGGTGTCGTCGGGTCCGCGTCCGGCGCGAATCCGAGCAGTTTGAAGGCGGGCATGGTCAGCCGGTGTAGATGTTGAAGCCCGCACCGGCTGAAAGCTCGGTGCGCAGCGTGATGTCCGAGGCCCGCTCACCGCGATTCTCGAACTCGATCACCTCGGTCATCAGGCGGTCGTACAGGCCCAGGTAGAACGTCATCCGCTCCTGGTCCATCATGTAGACGGCCGCCTCGTAGCAGGCGCGATACAGGTACAGGTCTGGGTGCGCAGAGAAGAGTGCGTTGACCTCGCTCAACAGCGCCGGGATCTTCTTCCAGTAGCTGATGCGCAGGCTTCGGGAGACGGTCGGCGCCGGCAGCACCTCGATCTTCGTGCCGCGCAGCGCGAAGAATCGTGGCCAGTTCGATGTGTCCGAACCGTCGTCATCCCATTGTGACGAGCTTTCGCCGACGAACTGCATCGGCCGGCGCGTCGTTCCATCCAGCCAGATGACCCGGTCCATTTCGAGAAAGTCGGTCGGCAGATCCGTGAAGCGGCCGCTCACCGCCAGCGACGCTTCACCCACATACTGCAGAGGCAACCGCAGCACCCGGTTGAACTCCGCCTCGGCGAACGCGATGAACTCGGGAATCTGCGACGCAAGGTCGCTGCGGTTCATGCGATTGGCGACGGCCGCCTGCAGTTCGGCGTAACTCGTGATGGCCATTACGTGAAAAAGCCCGCTTTCGCGGGCTCTCCGGTTACTTTATGTGCGTCCAACTTCGACGGTTTCGTATGTCATAAACCTGCGTGGTCGATATCCCGTACCGGCGCGCGATGGCCGGGCCGCTCTCGCCGGACGTTCGAATCGCTTTTACGTCGACCTCATCGAGCTTCGACATGCCATGAACCGAACCACGAGACACCCCCGGCCTGGCTCGACCTCTGTCCCACATGTCCCTTACGTTGTCCGCCTGCGTGCCTAGATACAAATGGTCCGGGTTCACGCACTGAGCCACATCACATTTGTGCAGCACCAGAGCGCGGGTCGGTATTGGGCCAACCAGTAACCGCCAAGCGGCCCGGCTTGTCAGCTCAATCTGCCCGGCGACATTGCGCCACTGGCCATGCCATTCTTGCGAGGGCCGGTTCTTGCGAGACTTGATCGATCCAAGCCACTTCCAACAGCCAGTCGGCTGCTTCGCCACCCTGGTCATGAGCCGATCGATCTCGGACAACCCGTGAAACTGCTGTTGCAGAGGCGCCAAGACCTTTCCGAGTCGCCGCTGCTGGTAGTGCGCGCCGCACAAACCCCGGCTGTGCACCGCCTTCGAACATCCACTGAATG